ATGCCAATCCTGGTTGAAACGCGAATGCACAAGAAGACCATGGTCATGGTGTATCTCGGGGCATTGCAAGGCTTGCGCGCCCATGAGATCGCCAAGATCCGAGGCGAGGAGGTGGACGTCGTCGGAGGGACGCTGAAGGTGCAGGGCAAGGGGGGAGTATTCGCGATCCTTCCTCTGCATCCCGAGGTGGCACGGCTCGCCGCAGACATGCCTCGCAAGGGCTGGTGGTTTCCCTCGCGGACCGACCCGAAGCGGCCAATGCGCCCGAAGTCGGTGACGAACACACTGAAGGCACTCATGGTGCGTGCGGATGTTCCGAACACCGGACACTCGCTGCGCCACTGGTTCGGGACAACGCTCGTGGATAGCGGCACAGACCTGCGCACTACACAGGAATTGATGCGCCACGCCTCGCTTGCCGACACACAGAAGTACGTGAGGGTGCGAGACAAGCGAAAGACCGAGGCAATCGGCAGGCTGCAGCTCAGGCCTGTCGCGTAGTCGACCGCAAAGCGGTCAGTTCAGACGATATTGGTGAATCCAAAAGGCTCGTCGAGAGCGGTAACTCTCGACGAGCCGTTGTCCGACTATTGAGGAGTCGAACGTGCATCAGCTTACCTTTGCGCACCCCCAGGGCGGTATCCGCCGAGGACCGCGACGGGCCGATAAGTTCACCATCCTGAGCAACGAGGTCGTCAACGACACTCGGCTCAGCTTCCGCGCCCGCGGCGTTTTGATCTGGCTCCTGTCCAAGCCTGTCGATTGGCGCACTCGGTCGGAGTCGATCGCTGCTCAGTCGGACAAGGACGGCCGAGACGCTGTCCGGTCCGCGATGCGCGAGCTGGCAGACCTCGGGTACCTCGTCCGAGTGAAGATGCAGGATCCGGAAACGGGCCAGTGGTCGACGACGTCCACGGTCTACGAGATTCCGGCCGATCAGGCAGATTCCCCGGCGCCTGGAAACCCGGTCGCCGGTGACCCGGTCACCGGAGGGCCAGGCGCTCTACCAAGGACTGATCTACAAAGAACTAACACCAACCAACCGTCACGCATGGCGGGTTACCGACGTGCCGATGTGGCGCCGGAATCGGTGGTGGTGGTTGATCCTCCGAAGATCAAGCCACCCAGCACTGAGCAGTTGGCTCTCGTCAACGAGTTGGCCGCAGCGAGCCAGAAGGCGGGCCTGACAGCGACGTGGCGCTACTTGAAACCGCAGAACGTCGCAGCGATCGCCGAGCTGGTCGAGACTCACGGAGCGGGCAAGCTGCTCGCTCACGCCAAGGGGCTCCACAACCCGGTGAACCCGACGCGTTTTGCATCGGGGTGGATTCCGATGTGGAAAGAGATGCCGCGACCGCACGGGGTGACCGAGACGGCTTGGACGTCGTGCGGTGATTGCGACCCCAACGGTTGGATCGAATCGGGCGGAAAGGTCCGACGATGCGCCTGCAAGGCCCAAGGACACCGAACAGTGCGCGAGGAGTGCAACGCATGAAGGTCACCCGATTCGACGCTGCCCTGACCTATGCACTCGCGGCGCTCGGTCTGTGGATCAGTTACACCGCGCTTGCCGACCTCGCATCGCGCGCCGGACTTGGGCCGCACCAGGCCGCCGCATGGCCTCTCGTTGTCGACGGGTTGATTCTCGCCGCGACGCGCGCCGTCGTGACGTTCGGCCGGCATGACGCGCGTCGGTATGCGTGGACTCTGCTCGGGTGCGCCGCAGCCGCGAGCATCGTCGGGAACGCGGCGCACGCACTACTGCCGGCGGGGCCAGTCCACCCAGGCATCGCGGCAGTCGTCGCAGTTGTGCCACCGGTCGCAGCACTCGCGATGACGCACCTCGCCGTCGTTCGCGCCAGGGTGCGTCAGGACGCTGAGGGGGCCGACGCACGTGATGCGTCGCTGCAGGTAGGCGCTGCGTCAATGGAGGATGCACTGACGCAAAAGGAGGGTAAACAGCGCGCTGGCGACGCGTCGAGTCCCGCGCCAGCCGCTCGGCTCGTCGCAGTGGCTGCGACACCCATTGCTGGCGATGCGCAGTCTGACGGCGACGTGCGTCAGCGCGTGCTCGACCTGCTTGCCGAGGGCAAGCTCAGCGGCCGGGCAATCGCGCAGGAAGTCGGCGTCAGTGAGTCGACCGTGCGCCGATGGAAGCCGGCCAAAGATGTAACTGCTGCATAATCCGACCGATCCGCCCACTGTTCCGGAGTCGTCTGTTTTGATTTCCGATAAGACCTGATGCGGATTCCGAAACAAGGAGAACGAAGTTGACCGAGAAGTCCCAGAATTCCGAAACGGCCAAGGGGCTCGCGCTGATCATCGGCGCTCTCGTTGTGATCGTTCTCGTGGTCAAATTCTGGCAACAGTTCCTGATTGTCGGCGCCGTCGCATTGATCGCATTGATCGTTTACCTGGTCGCCCGCAAGACTTGGCGATCTCGTCAGGCGCGACTAGCTGCAGCCGTCGCCGAGGATGAGCAGATGGCTCGACGGGCCCAAGAGCAGCACGAGCAGTACTTGCGGGGCGAGGACTCTGGGGTCTACGGACGGTTCACTCCCGCTGACCCGGACAAGCCGAAGGGTCGTTTACGTCGATTGCCGGCGTCGCCGAGAGAATGGCGAGACGAGAACCGCTCGTAAACCAGGTGGGGAGTCTGGTTTGATACGGACATGACGAATCCGACACCTGCGGGATGGCATTCCGACCCCACTGACCCCAACCTGATGCGGTACTGGGACGGCCAGCAGTGGACGGCGCAAACTCAGCCGAAAGCCCCGCCGGTGACCGAGAATGATTCCGAGATCCACCCCTTCGATGCGAGCATTCACACCTACTCAATGGTTAACAAGGTGATGTCCGCGCTGGCAATGATCAGCCTCATCCTGTTCGTGGTGCTGCTCCTGGCCGAGTCCATGTTGAGCTGGGTAGCGCTCGTCGCATGCGTGGTGTTTCTGGTCATTGGCTTCACTGCCGCCAAGACAGGCAATCGCATGTGGAAACAGGCGTACGGCGATCGCGCGTAACGTGTCGGTGCCCACGCCTACAGTCTGTCGCGCGGGGTCGGGAGGGTAAGGGAAGACCAGCTCGGCCCCGCGCAAACGACGAATAGCCCCCAACCTCGAAAGGTTGGGGGCTTTGTCGTACAGCGGTCACGCGGGTATAACTCGCAGGTAGGTCCCAGAGCCGGACGCAATTGTGCGGTTGGCTGCGACGCCGGAGTTGTTCCAGCCCTCAACGGTGAGGAGATCTCCGTCGACGACGGTGAGCGGGAACGAGTGGGTGAACGTCTGGCCTGTCGTCGATCCTTTCGTCCAGACGACAGTTCCGTTCTTCAGTACGCGCCAATCCTTGTTCGCCGTCCCGAGGACTGTCCACGCCGAGCCGACTTCGATCGTGGCAGTGCCGCTGCCTTTCACCTGCAGTGCGTTCCCGGTGACGGTCGAGTTTGAATCAGGAGTCCACGCAGTGATCGGTGTCCACGTACTGCCCGACGACAGTTGCTGGTCGCCGTTCTTTGTCATCCCAACCGCCGAGAACGACGAGTAGATCGTCTCCCATGCCGAGCCTGTCCAGCGGTGAGAGGACTTGATGTCCTTCCACGCGCTGCCAGTCCACATCGTCTTGCGTAGGACTTTCTTCCATGCGCTGCCGTTCCAGATGTATGCGGACATCGGTCACTCCGTCACGTGGTAGATGACGCCCGTGATCTGTCCCGTCGTCGGCAGTACGGTGACGAATTGGTTGGCGTCACCGCGCATCGCTGTCGTCGACGTCGAGCCGATCGCAAGGTTGGATGTCCCGTTTCCTGTGCCCGCGCCGATCGCAGCACGAGCGGCAGCGGCATCGGAAGCCTTGATGACGTTGCGGCCCACGGTCGTTGCATCAGTGATGTCGGCCGAGGACGTGTCAACCGCTCCCGTCCTGCCGTTCACCGACGAGACCGGGGAAGCAGGGTAGGTCTTCTCTCGCCAATTCGCCAGCGTGGACGAGGGTTCGGCGATGAGCTGCCAGTCGGTCCCGCGGTCGGTGCGGGTGCACCAGTCGCCGCGTTGTCCTGACAGCGCGAGCATGGCGGCCTGAGTTCCGACCGCACCCAGGAAGTCGGTCAGCGCGACGGCGGGAAGCTGTGCAGCGAGCACCTTGCCGGCGCCGTCGAGGTCCGCCTTCGTAGCGAGTTTTGCGGTCAGCCCAGTGACGTCACCTTCGGCGTGCGCGTGGGATGTCGGAGCCTTGCCGTCGAGCGCACCCTGCAGGCCGGTGACATCTGCGACGGCGTGAGAGTGAGCGGTCGGCGGGCGGGCGTTGGTCAGGCGAGGGTCATCGTTCGAGACGTCACCGGGATCGCCCTTAGGTCCGGGATCGCCCTGGATGCCCTGGATTCCCTGGTCGCCAGTATCTCCCTTGTCTCCCTTGTCTCCCTTGGGTCCAGGAACGACGGAATCTGCTCCCGTGTCTCCCTTTTCGCCGCGTGGCCCGACGTCGCCCTGATCGCCTTTCGGTCCCGGGACGATCGAGTCCGCACCGGTATCGCCCTTGTCTCCCTTCAGTCCTCGTTCACCCTGGATTCCGGGCGGGCCGGGGACCGTGGAGTCGGCGCCGGTATCACCTTTTGGTCCAGTTTCGCCGCGATCACCCTTGTCTCCCTTGGGGCCCACATCGCCCCGATCGCCCTTGTCTCCTTTAAGTCCTTGCGGACCAGGGGTTGCGACGATCTCCAGTGCGTTGTCGCGGATCTGCCGAGTCTCGTCGAGGTATTGCTTCACGAGCGAAACCACTGGCGGCTCGTAGACGTACGCGGATTCAAGGAGGTCGTCGAGCGCTACCTCTTCGACGCCACTGGGCACGGTGACCCGCTTGGGCGCGGAATCAGCTAGACCACTGCGGATCTCGACGACCAACTCGCCCGGTTCGACTGTGACTGTTGCGAGTCCTGCCACGACATCGACAGGGTACGGAGTTGTGGTGATCACGCGTCCGTTGATCGTCGACGAGCGGTGTGCGGGCGCCGACAGGAACACGGCGCGCGTGGACGAGACTGGCCGGCCGCCGATATCGGCGAGGTTGATCTTGAGTGCGACCATCGGTCACACCTCCTTCATTCATCCATCTCTGGCGGACGTGGCGGGGGCTCGTGACCCAGGTCGACGATGCGGCGGTTCAGCCGCGCGATGTGAGTTCGCATCACCAGGACGAGGCGGTCGATCTTATTGATGGTGCGATCTCGTGCGTCGAGTTGCCCTGTCAGCGTTGCCACGCGCCCTTCGAGGTGTGCAATCTCGGTGTCGTGTCGAGCCTGTTGTGATGCACGATCAGCGGCGCGGTCCTGTCGTTCCTGGGCCAGATCCGCTCTGGCTTCGTCCAATTCATCGTTCAGTCGGTCTATGTCGTCGAGCTTGACCTTCGAGCGCGTGCCGAGAATGCCAGTAAGGACGAGCCCGGATGCGGTGATCACGCCGCCGATCGCCGCAATGAGGTCGGGGTTCATCTGAGCCCCCGCTCGGAACATCCTCGCGCTGTCGCTACATGCCAGAGCGCAACGAATGATGCGATGGTTCCAGCGAGGACGGGCACAGGTGGCTCGGTCAGTAGAGCTGAGATCAAGATCGCTCCTCCATAAAGTCCCCAAATGCCCGCAGCTGCAATATGTCCGGGCACGAATCCCATTTTGCGCACTGCCGCGTAGATGAGGTAGAGCCCAGTGATGACGAAGGTGACCGTCCATACAGGCCCGATGCCCTCGATGTAGACCACCGCAGAGACTTGCCCCGGTAGCAGTGGCCTACGTACGAGTTCCTCGGGGCCGATATAAAGGAGTCCGACTGTGACCTGCATAATCCCGGTTGTCGCGGCAGTCAACCGCGCACCGAGCATGATCAGTTCCTGGCGCCGCGGCCGAGAGTCTGCTCGACCCTGGCCCGCAATTCGGCGATCGTCGGACCGGCCACCGAGGTGATCTGCTCTGCGCTCGGTAGCGGGATCGTGATCGACGGCGACGGCGACGGAGTTGGTGCACTGACGTTGTACTCGACCGGGACATCTGTCTTGTCGCCGATAATCCTGCCGCCCTTGGGGGTGTAGAGGGCAGCGAGAACGAAACCGACGAAACCGAGAACTTGCGAGGCAGATTCGAGGATCGAAGCCTGCTGTGCGGCGTCGACCTTGCCGTATGTGAACGCCACGGCCAGACCGGCTGCGAGCAGAATGTAAATGACCTTGCGCAGAGAAGGCCATGCGGTAGCAAATTTCTCGATCACTTGGCACCTCCGAGAATGCTGATGACGCGATCGAGCTTGTTGTCGAGGGCGTCGACCTTGGTCGCCAGTTCACGTGTGGCCTTGATGGATTCCTCCGCCTTGCGGCCGGCGTGGAATGCCTGATAGTCGGCGAAGCGGACCGCGGTCGGTAGATCGAGCTTGGCCGGCGGATTGCCGCCCAAGAATTCGGGTTCGACGAACGACTCGTACGTCACCGTCAGCCCGTCGCGGATCTCGGCGAGGGCTTCGACAACCGTGTTGTCTCGACCCGGGTCAACCTTCGACGGGCCGAGAATCGGCCAGCCGCGACCTGCAGGTCCGGATAGCTGGTCATTGATAAGTGCTGGGATATCCACGGGGGAGCCTCCTGGTTGAGGTGGGGTGGGGAGAATGGCGACCCCGGCATCGCCTGCGCGATACCAGTAGGCGCGCCGGTCCTCGATGTGGGTGAGACCGCCATTGACGGCAATAGTCGCGCCGCGTAGGTCGTCCTCGTCGGCGAACTTGTTCATGTTTCGCTCGACGGTCCAGTACCAAACGGCGCCGAGGAATCCGTACCGCGGATTGGCCAGTTCTTCGGGGGCATCGACAAAGAACGTCGGCGTGGGGACGTACCCGCGATCGTGTGCCCATCTCGACAGCCGCGTGTAATTTCCTCGGCCTGTAACTTGGATCGGCCCACGGCCTTTGAATCGCCGACCGTCACCGGGTCGGCTGTTGCCGAGATCCTGCCGCCACTCATAGGCGGAACCGTCTGCGATCTCCTGCATGTACAGAAGCCCGCCCGACTCATGGCCGAGCTGCGCACACCACATGGTCGCGCGCCGCTCGGTTGTGCAGTCGGCCAGGATCATTGCCTCGTTGAACGTCGGGCATAGTTCCTCGTAGCGAGCAATGGGAACGCGATAGTCCATGACCTTCGCCAATGTCTGTACGTCCATTACTTCACCGGTCCTATCAGTTGCTCAAGCGCAGGAAGCCACGGATCAGGGACCGGCGCAGTCGGGATCGGCGGAGGATCGTTCGGGTATCGACACCCTGTAAGCCACGGCTGTGGATCGAGCCTGTTCGGCCCCGGCGGGGACCATACGAACTTGTGCACCTCGAAATGCAGGTGCGGGTCGACCCCGCCGTTGGTGTTCGAGTTTGGATTGATGTACCCGATACGTTCACCCGCTCGAACCTGTTGACCGACGCGCACTTCGGGAATGATGTGGCCGTACACCGTCAAACCCGCCCCGGCCTCGACGGGATGGTCGATGTTGATCCACTGCCCGAACCCGGACGCTGGACCGGCGGCGGTGACCGTGCCGGACTGCGCGGCGTAGATCGCCCGGTTCGCAGAGCCGCCCGCGCATCCGAAATCCGTTCCCCAGTGAGTCGTCCCCCAGCGTGCTCCGAATCCGGAGGTCACGTAGAAGTCGTTCTCGACCGGCATACATCGGTCGGTCATGTCTCCCCCTCGTCAGTTGATTCATAGAGCTCAGAAAGGATGGGATTGAGTTGCTCGTCGCACGCTCTTTGCCAGTCGCCGTTCCATTGGGCAACCCAGTCCGGCTCGGGGCCGGTCATGAGTAGCGCCCATCCCTTTGGCAGGTCGCTGTAGTCGGCCGATCGAACGACCCGTGTTGCGCCTGTCGATGTTTCGATCAGCCAGAGATGAGCAGCGACAGGGCCGAAGTCGTCGAGTGCTGGTGCAACGAACTCGGCGACTTCATCGGCTGAGACGCAGAGTTTCCCGTCGATCATCATGATGTCGATGCCCCCAGCGCTGCCCACATGAGTCGGCGTTTGTCGTACTCAAACGAGCCCATCGGAACTGTTGCGGGCAATGAGGATTGGTTACTCAGTCGTGCGTGACGGGCTTGCGGGATTGTGCCGGCTTGCTCTGAGATGTTGGTCAACTTGATCGCGCCGTGACCTCGGGTCCGTTGCACTAGTCCAGGTGCGATCTGCAATGACGCCACAGCGAACAGCTGGTCGGGCTCCGCCATCAGGCTCAGCCCTGTCGCGATGTGATAGCGCTTGCGCTGGTCGACCAAGATCGCTTTGATATCGCCGGAGTCCCAGATCTTGATCATCCGATTGTTCGGCTGGTCGTAGCCGTAGATGCCGAGATACCAGGCGTCGATGCCGAATAGACCAGAGTCGGAACCGGTGATGATGCGCAGCACTTCCAGTGGTGTCGCGCGGTCCAAACCGCCGCGCATGAAAGCAAACTCGGCGGCACGCTTGTCCGGGTTGTATGCGGGAATCGTCGAGTCCCAGTTGCCGGTGTCGGTGTACGTGTCGACGATCTGCATGAACGTGTCCGGGAATGAGATCAGGTCTCGCCCGCCCGCAGAGGCCCAGGCGGGCGTTGTCACACCAGTGCGCGTGACGTTCTCGAGGTCGCTGATCTGCTGGCCGTAGCCGGTGATCAGGATGCCACGGTCGTTGATCTCCCGCAGTGGCCCAAGGCCGAATGAGCCCCGGCCAAGGAATGCGTCGGCGATGCTGCCGAGCAACTGTCCGATGCCGGAGAATCCGTTAAACAATCCGCCGAACAGCTTTCCGTGCGCCGTGTTGTTCGCGTCGTCGATCGGCTTCCGCATTCGGCGCTTGGCCTCGGCTTCGTCGATGTCCTGGAAGCCGCGCATCGTGCCGCGCTTGCCGTACGCGCTGTCGGGATACGGCCTGTCGGGTGCGACGCCCATCAGTAATCCACCTCGATTGTGCGGACCTGCGCCACGCCCTCGGTCGGCCCACTGTCTTCGGGAGGCCGGATAACGCCGCGCTCCTGCAGGCGCTCCGCCAGGCGAATGAGGTCGGATCCAGACATGGCGTCGAGGTCGATCGCGTCGCTGACAGGTGCGGGCGTCACTTCCGGTTCCGGCGTGTCGATGTCGACCCATTCGACCGCCCCAACGCCCATCCAGTGCACTGACTCCATGCCGCCGGGAATGATCTGCTTTCGGGTCTGCAACTCGGCGACGTGCCGAAAGCCTGCGTCGACGAGGATTTTCGACGCCTTGCGCAGGCACTCTTCGGTGGTGATCAGAGTGTCGCCGTCCGGGGTCGTGATTGAGCCCATGAGCGCCCAGAGGACATGCTCTTCAGGATCGTCCATATTGGCGGTTGCCTGAGTGGGGATTGCCATGTCAGATCACTCCTAGGTCATGTGCTGCGCCAGCAAGGTTGGCGAATTGACGCATTCCGCGTGCAGTCGGCGATTCGAGGTCTTCGGGCTCGCCGGTTGTGGCGTTCCACTTGTTCTGGCCGCGATCGCAGACGAGTTCAATCTCGGCGACTTGCTCGACGTAGATCTGGCCACGCTTGCCGACATCTTTGAGCGTTGAGCCGATTCGGTCACCGAGGAAGAAGTGACCTTGACCGTTGTCGCCAATGAGATACGGTCGGCCGTCCGCGAGTTCCATGCGGTGCGTGATGCGAGGGCGAGACTTCCAGAAGCCCTCGCGGATCTTCATGATCGAGCTAAGTGTGTACGCCCGGTCACCGCCCGAGACGATGTCCTCTTGGTAGTGCGACCATCCGTATTTCAGCGCTCGTACTGGGCTTTTCACTGACACCCATGCCGCTACGGTTCCGCTGTAGATCGGTTTGAGGAACGTGTCGGCGATGGTGCCGAGGGTTGGTTGGAATATCAACTGCCCAAGGTTGTTGAGCCCCAACTGAATGGCTGCCGAGATCCCCTCGTCAACACCCGGGAACGAGTGACCGCCGACAACCATCTGGACCGAACCACCGTGCTTGTGGCACCAGTCGGAGACTTCCATGCCGGAAATTCGACCCTCGCGGTAGACGACATACGGCGCACGCGGGTACGTCCATATCGAGCTACCTGTGACGTCCTTGTACGGATCGATGGGGTCGATGACCTCGGCGAGCGTCTCGTCGACGAGGTTGCTCGCAAGGTTGACGACGGTCCGCTTGAGGCCGTCCCAGATCGTGCCGCCCTGCGAGGTTTCGTCCCAGTAGGCCGACTTGTTAACGACGTCGAAGACGATCGTTCCGGGACGCAGGTTCGCGCCAGGCCATGGGGGAGGGTCGCCCTGCAGGTATCGCCGGGTGGTGACCATGAGTTGTGCGTCGCCGAGCGTCGGCTCGGCCATGTCGTGCCAGTACTTGAACCGACTCGACAGCACTGTCCACGGCGACGAATCATCCAGTAGTGAGCCGGGTTTGACGACCATATTCCAGTTCGACATGTCGAGGCCCTGGCCCCACTGCGCCGGGTCCATCGGGTCATCAGGAAGTGCCCACCAGTTGCCTTCCATCCGCATGATGTTGAGGAAGAGTGCCAACTTGAGCATGTAGATCGACGGACCGGCCAAAATGAAGGACCGAGGAAACTGGATGATGGCGGGCAGGAACGGATTCGACCAGACGAGAAGGTGCTTGAGTTCCTCGTAGTCGTCGAGGAACTGCAGCTCGACGAAGTTCTTCCCGTCGCGCGGTGCAGCTCGACGAGCCTGCTGCAGCCGGCCGCCCCACCGTGCACCGTCCTTGTCGACGGTCATGTGGACGTTTTGCTTCGGGCGGCCATATGGATCGACAGCCCACTTGGCGAGATAGTGGTTGGCAGGCAAGACAATCCGGCCGGGACCCGAGTTGTTCTTGACCCACTTGACCGCCATTTCCCACTCGACCGTGACCCGACCGCGATAGTTCATGTCGCCGTCCCACAGGCGAATCAGTGGAGGCTTGCGACGACGGCGAGCGCGGTTCTCCTTCTTGCGCTCGGAGTCGTCGAGGATCGCCTGCATGCGATCCATCAGTTCCTGGTCGTGCAAGAGCGGATTGTCGAGCAGTGGCGCGGTCATTCTTCACCGCCCATCACCATGGTCCAGTGACGTGGCTGGTACACGGCCACAGTCATGTTCGGCACCGTGCACTTGATTGGCACGTCAACCGGAAGAGTGTGCGGAGGGACAGCGAACTCGAACTCGACGGAATTCGCGCGGGCCCAGAACAGGGGGTTGATATTCGAGTCGTACGTTTCCTCGTCGGGATACGTTCGAATCGTGAGCTTCTCACCCGCCGATAGCGTGGGCACGTCGATCACGCGCCCACGCCACTCGTAGTCCTCATGTTCCGGATCGGTGATCCATGAGAAGTCAGGCAGCGTTACCTGGCCACCCTGCGGCGCGTCGATGACCCACTTGAGATACATCGGGCGGTTGGTCGGGTTCGACAGCGTGACATGCCCGTTGAGTTCGCCCGTCTTCGACTGGAAGACGTCGACCTCGTCCTTCTCGATATAGAACGGCCATCCCGCGCGCGTGGTCATGATCATCAAGCCGTACGCATTGAAACCGGGATCGACGATCGGTTCGAACGTCGGCGTCTCAACCTTGCGAAGGCCGAGACGCCGAATGCCTGACGAGGAGGTGGCGACGAGTTGGGTTTCTCGATCGAACTCCCACATCCCAGACCACCGGGACTTCACCTGCTGCCAGGACATATCCTCGGTGGCCGAGATGTGCACCGGCAGAATGACGTCCTGCATGTTGTGGCGGAAACCGTTGTAGGTTCCGCCCTCTTGCCTGGCGCCTTCGGTCCAGATTGTCGTCGTGGGCGTCTCCCATAGCCCCTTCGGATTGATATCGAGGACGATGCCCTCAGCGCCTGCTCCCGGGCCGTGGATGGTGGCCCGGTCGCCATTGGGTGCTTCGATCTCGAACAGGAGCAGGTCGCTCATCGAATCCCCCAACCGTGCGATGCAGAATCCTGCATTTCCTTGACCCTCAATCGTTGGATGACTTCTTCGGGGTTCTGGATTCCGTAGAAGTTGTTCGTCGCACCTGCGCGCGGATCGGGCTGCTTCTGTTGCCCGACAGAGAATCTCGTTCCCGAGTTCATCGCCTGCAGGATGGCTTGGTTCTGTCCCGCATGAGCGTCCGTGTCATTGACGACGAACTCACGCGCCGTGAGCCAGGCTGGAACCTTGTCCACGCCAGACGGACCGGAAACCGGACCGCCAGTTGCGAAGTGCGCAGCGCCCCTGAACTTCTCCAGTTCCGCGAGAAGTGCATTCGCCTCACCGGGAAGATGCGGAGTGCCGCGCAACCCCTTGATGACGTTGTCGCCCCAGCGGGCGACACCTTCGCGTGCGTCGAACATGACCGGACTGTCGGCGAGAATGTCTCGCCTCGACGCATTGCCGGGATCCACGGCCGTGACCTGTGCGCCCATGGCGCGCTGGTCGGCCGAAGGTTCGAGAAGGTACGGGTTCTGTTCCGCCTGAGCCTTCTCGAACATCTGCCACGCCTGCATTGCAGGAGGGATTTGATCGGGAATGCCGAACACTCCGAGCGCGTCGGACACAAGGCCCGTTACCGCATTCTTGGCGAAATCGCCTGCAATCTCGGACCACGACGTCGGACTGTTGCCGTCCTTCTTCATGCCGAGTTCGCTCAGCGCCTTCCGCGCCTTGAACAGTTCCGCATCGGCTTTGTCCAACTCGGTGTCTGTCGAATCAGGGTCGTCATACACCTCGTTGCGACGCTCGTTTGCAGCGTCTACCGCGAGTTGGGCGTCGATCCGATCAACCTCGGCGTCGGAGAACATCCGTGAGAGCGTCGGAGCCTGTGGGGCAGGTCCGTCCGCAACCCAACTCGCGACGTCATCCTTCTTCTTCTGAAGATCGACGACCTTCTGTTGCGCGATCTTGATTTTGCTGTTCGCCGCATCGAGATCGTTCTGCGACTTCTCACCCTTGGCTATTGCAGCCTCGACCTCGGTGCGCGCATCCTCGGCCAGTCGGACGTCGATCTCCGCCTTCTCGAGATCGAGTTGCTGCTTGTCCGTCCACTCGGGCTGCTTCGAGGCCGTGGCTCCTGCGCGGGACACTCGCCCACGACCGCGTTGTGTCGACGTGCCTGACTGGTTCCAGTCGAAGCCGGGGCCGATGGGCAGGTAGGCGTGATCCGTGAACGCGGAGGAGCTGGCTCCGACTGTTCCGCCGACCATGCCCCCGCCGTAGCCGCCACCCATCTCGACGTTGGTGTTGTCGGGCAGTGTGCCGGCCGTGTGACCGCCGTAGGGTCCACCGTTGTACCAGCCGAATCGGAGATCGCCCGGGCCGCCGTGGCCCATCATGAAGCCCATGGCACTGAGAGCACTTGCCATGTTGCCGGTCGCGAAACGCGCTGCGAATGGAGCGAGGCCGACTGCGAACCGCGCAATGGCTGCCATGGCGCCGCTGCAGTCTCCCCAGTTGACGCCGCCCCAGTTATATGGCGAACCGGTCAGGGGGCCCGATGCGCCGCCAATGCGGCCGTTGACGAAGTCGAGCAGGTCGCCCGATCCGACCACGCCGCCCGTCGCGTACCCGGGCAACTTCGGGAAGGTGCCGGCGTTGATTGCGGCGAGCTCGCGGTTGTACTTCTCGGACGACTGGCCGTTGATGATCCATTCGCCCTTGTCGACCCATGACGTCGGGATCCCGTTGTAGCCGATACCGAGGATGCCGTCTGTGCGATCCGTTCCAGGGCCCGTGGTGGGGAGCCTGGAGCCGGTCGAGTTCTTCGGCAGTCGCGAACCTCGTGAATTGAATACTGGTGCGGCGGGTCCGTATTGGCCGGTCGCACTGAACGCTGCTTGCGCTGCCGCGGTCCTGGACACGTCGATCGTGAGCATTGCGGTGCGCGGTCGCGCAGCCTGATCGATCGCCGAGTTGACGACCTGCGCGTTGGCGATTGCATCCTTGATGAGGAGTTGGACGTCAGGCTCTGCGGTCGACAGGTCGATCTTCTGTAGTTCCGCAAGAGTGACGTTTCGACCCTCCATGAACCTGTCGAGGACGGCGCCGATCTGTGGATTGACAGTGGTTCGGTCGATCTCGCCAAGTCGGTCCCGAGTGTCCTTGTCGGCGATGAAGAACCGCGTCTGGTCGGCAGTAATCTCCGGAGTCGCAACGCCCTCGTCCAGTTGGCCGAGCGCGAGAGTTACAGCACCGATGCCAGCCAGCGCTGCATCCGAGTTCGCGGTGACATCGACTTCACCGGTGGTCTCATTGATCTTGAGAACCTGCAGGCCGAGACCCGTGAGCCGGTCGATCGCCTCCTGATCCTTGACGATCATGCTGATCGTCTTGCCGCCTTCGAGCTCCTTGGCCCGAGTTGCGACAGTGGCAATTGCCTCTGCAGCCGCGTCTCCACCGTCGACCGACAGTGCGAAGTCGATCCGCTTGTCGACGACCATTCCTTGTGCCTCCGCAAATTTGCGGACCTTTTCGATCGGAATGTCGTAGGTATCAGCCAGCGCTTGCAGACCGGCTTCGATCTCGCCGTACGCATCCTTGCTGCTCATGCCACTGGCGACAAGGTTCTTGAAATCGCCACCGAGGTCAACGAGGGAATCCCGAAGTGCCTTCGCGTTCGGCATATCGGGGTTCAGATTGCCATCGAGACCAATGAGTGCATCACCGAGTCCGCCGACTGGATCGACACCGGACTCGGCTGCCTTCGAGAGTTCGCGAACCGCTTCGGCCGTCTCGAAGAGTGCAGCCTGAGTGTCGGTCTCGAGAATGCCGAGCGCCCGAAGGATCGTCTGCATTCCTTCGAGCTTGGACTTCGAGTCGCCGGCCGAATCTGCAATCGTGCTGATGGCATCCGCAATCTGAATGCCCGCAGGACCGACGTCCTCCATCGCCATCTTGAGCAGCCGATACTCGGCTCGCTGCTTGTCGAGCCAGGCCACAGCTTCGTCGCCGCCCGCGGCCTCTAGCTTGTTCCGAAGCGAACCGAAGGCGCCCTCGGAGCCGGTGACCGCGCGCGTCAGGTCCTCATTGGTGACCTTGAGACTGTCGAGCGTCGACGTGATCGCCTTCGCGCCGTTAGCCGCATCCTCCTGCGCGATAGTCGATTCCACTGTCTCGCCGCGCGTGATGCCGATTGCCGCGGTGAGGGATTCCCAGCCTGCGATCGACTTCTGAACCATGCTCGGACCAGTGGAGGCGAGCTGCTGCTGCTCCTGGCGCAGGCCCCGCACATTCGCAGTGACCTGTGCTGTGACGGCTGCTTCGTCGCCACTTGCCATGGCCTTGAGCAGTTCCGCTTGCGCTGTTGCTGCGCCAGAGATCGAGTCCGCGAGGAGCCGATTCTGGTTGTTGGCCTTGGCAACTCCAGACTGGTAGTTCATGATGCCGACCGTGGCGATCATGAGAGCTGCAGAGAACGGGCCACCAAGCGCGTTCGTGATTCCTGCCGCGCCCGCCTTGACGCCTGTCATTGCGGCCGAGACCGTGCCCGCAGTACGCCCGAATCGGCTCGCGTTGGTGGCTGCAGTCAGGAAGGAGGTTTGCATGCGTGCAACAACCGGCGCGTGCTGGCCAAGGGCTGCAATCGAGGATCCGAAGCTACCCATGGCCACGGATCCGTTTCGGCCGGCCGAAGCCACTCCGCCTGTCGCAGTGACGACATTGCGCACGGCGGAGGCGAATCCCTGCACGCGTCCGGTAGCGGTTGATGCCGCGGCTCCGACCGGGGTGATGGCGCCCGAGATCCGCCCGATGAGCGCGGGGATCGTTTTGAAGGCCAGGAATGCCGCGGCGAGGGCTACGACTGCGCCCTGGTTGTTTTGCATGAGCCCAGCAGTGACGTTCAGAACCGGAACGAGCGTCGAGTTCAGAATCTGCGCAGAGGCGTCGAGGGTCGAGAGGAAGACTTGCCAGGTCGAGACACCCAGGGCCGCGGAGGCCTTGGACAGCGACGTGACGATCGTGCCCAAGGCGGGGCCGACCTCGCGCCCGGTCTCGACCAGCTGGTCGATCACATTGCCAATGCGAGACATCGACTGGACTGCGAGGTCAGAGTTCCGGAACTGCTCGAAGGCTTCAGCCCCCTCGCGACCGAATGTCTTCAGAGCCGGAAGGTACTTGCCGTTGATGTCCTTCTCGAGCTCGGCCATGATCGGCTTGGACTTGGCGTCGAGCTTGTCGAGAGCGTCGGTGATCGCCTCGTAGGCCTTCGGCGCCTGCCGGAATGCGGGGCCTGCGAGAGTTGCACCGAATCGGCCGAGTGCAGCGTTGACGTTCTCGATCGAGGCGCCGCCGGCAGTCAGCGCCGCGCCGCCCAGCCCGCGCTCCATTGCGTTCTGGAAGGTCGCAAAGTCGATCTTGCCCTTGGATGCGAGAGCCGAGACATCGGCTGCAGACTTGCCCATTTCCTTGCCGAGGAGCTGAAGGATCGGGATGCCTTTGTCGCCCAACTGGGCGATGACGTCGCCTTGAATCTTGTTGCTGGCAGCGACCTTGTTGAAGATGCCGCCCATTTCGCCGATCGACGTCCCCGCAATGGTTGCGGCGTCACCGGTGAGCTTGAGTGTGCGTTCGAGTTCTGCGCCCGGCTTGATGCCGCTGGCGACTGCGCCGGCTGCAATCGTGGCCGCATCGCCGAGACCGAACGAAGTGCCCTTCACTGAAGCGAGGGCGTTCTCCATGATCTTGTCGACAGTGGTTGCCGAGTGCCCGAGTCCGCGGAGTTTGTCCTCGGCGTCGTCGATCGCTGTCAGGCGGCCGATACCCTTGGTGATGGCACCGGCAATAAGCCCACCGGTGGCGACGGCTGCCGCCCCGACGCCAACTTTGAGGGTCTTACCCAGTCCGGCAGCGAGCCTTGAGCCCATGCCTTCGCCGGCCGAGTTTGCAGACTGCTGCGCGCCGCCCAGGGCACTTGTGACCTGCCCTGGGATTCGCGAGGTGTCCGCAACGATCGACAGGTATCCAACGCCGAGTTCCAACGGATTACCTCCTGCAGATACACAGAACGACCGCCCGTGACAGATGCCTCGGGCGGTCGTTTCGTGTGTGGTGACTATTGATTGGCGGCTTTGGCCCTGGCGAGTTTCTCGCGGATTTCGAGCGCCTTGGGATTCGAAGCCTTCGGTGCGCTCGTGGGCATTTCGCCGCGTTGACGTCGCGCGATTTCCTCGCGAATGTCGATGACCTTCTTCGGGGCCTCGGTTGCCTGAGCGACCCTCTTGTCCCGGTCGAGCTTGGCTTGTTCGCGTTTCGCGAAGCTTTGGCGCAGGATCTCAGCCATCGGCCGAGGCACGTGCTCTTCCTTCGCTCCGGCGAATTGCCACTGCAGGGTGCGGATCTCGTCCATGATCCCGAGCATTAGATCCGGCTCAGGATCGGTGAAGACGCCCATCGGATCGACAAGACGTCGATAGGCGCTGCGCCCTGGCAGGCGAGTGAGCCAGGCTTCGAAGTCTTGCCAGGACAACGTCCGCCCGAGTTCATCCAGTGACCTACCAACTGCCAGCAGGTCGGAGCGGATCGCCCCCTCTACTCCGTCGCGTCGGAGGAGTCGGAGGAGGCTTCGGATTTTTCCTCCGAGATCCCGGACTGCTTGTTCCAATACGTCCAAATCTGTTCCCGCTCCGCGTGGGACAGCTTGGCGACCGTCTCAGCGACATCGGGCTCGATCCACTGGATGTACTGATCCATGACGTCGAGGTATGTCGGATAGCGGAATTTGGCGTCCGAGTCGGGAATGGGGATGCGCTTCTCGTTGGCCTCGTTCCGTTTCGCCGAGATCTCAGCGAACTTCGCGGTGGTCCATCGGTCGACCTCGTCAGTAATCTCGGGCGGAATGTACCCGAGCTTGGGAAGTTTGATGAGCACGTCAGCCGAGCCCTTGATGGGGATCTCGATGTCCACAGTGGGAGCTTCGTGCGCTGCAGTGATTCGGAAAGCCATGATGCACCAGGCCTTTCAGTTGTTCCAATAGGAGAAATGCGACCGGGCCTTGAGGCCACCCGGCAAGGGCGGCCCGGTGCAGTGGGGTGTCAATCAACCCCTGCCGGGTGGGTTCATCAGGCGGTGACGGTGACCGTGATCGCCTTCGTGGCCTCTGCGGGAGTCGGGGTTGCCGAGTCCGTGACCTTGAAGTTGATCGACGGCGTACCGGCCGCAGTCGGAGTGCCGGACAGAACGCCGGAAGTCGAAAGAGTGAGTCCAGCCGGGAGCGTGCCCGTCTTGGACCAGGTCTTCGAGCCGGTTCCACCGGTGGCCGTGAGAGTCTCCGAGTACGGGGTGCCAACGACGCCGGCAGGCAGCGTGGTCGTGGTGACCGTCAGCGAGCCCGAGGCGGGGACAGCCTTCGAAGCGTCGTTGCGCAGCTCGACGCAGTTGACGCCCTTGCCGCCGATCTTGGACTCGTAGGTCTCGATCGTGATCTGGTACTGAGTGACGTTGGTGTGCACGTCAGTGACCTCGGCCAGTTCGGTGACCTGACCCTTCTCGATGACGTAGCGCTTGGACTTCTCGCCGTCGATCGTGTCGATGACCCACGACTGAATCGGCGAAGCCTCGCCCGTGTGGTAGATCGTCTTCTTCAGGCCATCTTCATCAGCGTCGTGAACGATGACGTTGTCGGCGCCGTTGATGGTCTCGAGCACGACCGGGTTGTCGTCTTCGAGAAGCGTGATCTTGACCGAGTGGTCGGTCTCGGTGATGACGGTGCGGAAGTTTCCGCCACCGAACATGCGGATCTTCTGCGTGGTCTTGCTGCGGTTGATCGCGATGCCGTTCTCGCCGACCGCGCCGTGATCGTTGCCGACGAAGATCGGGTCCAGCGCTTCGAGCGCATCGGTCGGGAGGCTTGTGCCCAATGGGCCGGAATGCAGAACGCCTCCGTCGATCGGAGGAGTTGCGACGTAAGAGTTGTTGACGTTGACCATGATTGAGTGCCCCTCTCAGGCATCGTTGCACCGGGCCGAAGGGGATTGCGGAGCGAGTTAGATCTTGAGGAGAATCTCGCCGGTGAATTGGAAGCGGACCTGGTCCGAAGCGTCCGGCCAGCTGTATGGCCCGCTGTTTTCTTTCCACCAGCGAATGAAGGTGTCGTGCGCCCAATGTCCGGGCGAGGACTTCAGTACGGCACGAACGACATTGGCCAGCTCTTCTGCGCCATCCTCGTCGTTGGCCCAGCACTCGAAGAGTGCGTAGACGTGATCGGTTTGACCATGGGTGGCCATGCCGCCGCCCGCGGTGCGCGAGACACGCACCATGCGCGGATGCACAGGGTTGGGGATCTTCGTGCCCACCCACACGTCGGAGAACTCTGCCGGCAACCGCTCGCGGACGAGTGTTGCCAGGACTGCCGTAGCTGGAGCGGGCCAAGTCAATGCCTCAGCCATAACTCACCTCACACTTCCGAGCACTCGGACGAGAGTGTTCTCAGAGGCGTTGCGCATACGAGCCGCCGCAGTTCGCGGGTAGACGATCGCGCGCCAGCGGCCCTGGGGCCGCCGAGCACCCTGCATCGAGGACCACTCGAACCCGGGACCGGCGGCCTCCGCCATTCGCGCGGCAAGACCGTTGATGGCGGCTTGAGTCTCGGGGGACCGGCGGACGTTGTAGAGCGCGTCGGGCGCCCACTCAATCCGGGCTTGCGTCATCGTCATTCACCACCTTGTCGACAACCTCGGCCGCGATCCACCCTTGTGGGTTATAGGCGGCGATGACCTGCTTTTGACTCGAGTCGGAGTAGATGAGGAGCACTCCGGTTTTGTCCTCGGTCGCGAACGTCGTGGTGTCGTAGACGGTTTCGCCGCCGATATGGCGGACGAGGACTTCTCGATCACTCATCCCTTGACCCTTCGGAGTTTGACGTCGACGATGCCCGGCGTGAAGTTTGGATGGGCGTCGTAATCCGAGACGCCCTCGACCTTGAACCAGCCCTTGCCTGGAAGTTCGATGCGATCGCCGACCTTCGTTCCCAGTGCGGTTGGCGGGTAACAGGTTGCGTCCACTTTGACGCGTCCTGCATGCCCTTCGACGGTCACGAAGTCGTCATTGACATAAAAGGCCCAGACCAGGATCGGTTCGGCGTCGTCGTGGACTTCGATCTCATTGCCGCGCGGGCTGGTTTCCGTCGACGGGAGCTTGCGTCTGAACTGCGCGGGTTGGGTGCAGATGAAAGCCGCGTCCTCAGCCATAGAGCGACTCCGGAGCGCCGAACGGGACAGAGTAGGCGCCTTGATGATGGGCTCTGGATTTGCACATGTCCTTCAACTGCGCGACCTGTGCGGGCGAGAAGAGGATTCCAGACTGCGCTTGCCGCGCGTCGATCGTTTGCTGGAATGGACCTGCCGACATCTGCGTGACGGCTCCATTCCCAGTGGAAGCGTTGTAGCGGATTGCCGATCGCAGAATGGCCTTCAGTGCTGCGCGGTGAGCGAATGACGGGCGTTCGATGCATGGTGCGATCTGTATAGCGATTCCGAGGGCGTCGTCGATCCATTCCTGCAGATCGGTGTCCGACTTGCCGGGGAGGTAGGGGCGCAGATCCTCGGGCGTGATGAATACGGGTTGCTCGGGCATCTACGCCCCTTCCTCGCTGACGGCTCAGGCCGTGACGGTTGCTGCACAGGTGGCAGTGAGGGTGCCAACCTTTGCGGTGATGGTGGCGGTACCTGCGGCGACGCCAGTGATGACGCCGGTAGCGCTGACGGTTGCCTTCGTCGGATCGGATGAGGTGAATTCGATACCCGCAGTCAGAGTGACTCCGGCCTGATTCTTGACGGTCAGCGCTCGGGTTGCTCCGACCGCAACCGACGTGGTGGCGGGGGTGACCGCAATGGACGTGGCAACGGAAGTGACTCCAGTGTCGACGTTTCGGGTCACAACAACCTTGGTTCCGTCAGGCTTGGTACTCACGTACACCTCGACGCGATTGCCTGTCGGGGTGTCGACCGGGACAGTCCCGACAACCTTGACCGTGTTGACGGTCTGATGGCCGGCCGCTGCGGCTGTGGCCTTGTCGGGGATGGCCGAGGAGACACGCTCGAGCTTGTCGTACGTGTCCGCGGGTGCATCACCGGGAGAGGTGGTCTGCGGAGCGTCGAGCGTGTCTCCGGTGAGGACGGTGGTCTTGGGTGGGGTGCGTGCAGCCATGATGGGTGATCCCTTTCTTGGGTCAGGCGCGCTTGACGCCGGTCAGGCGGGCAGCAGCCTTGCCGCCCTGGACAACGAATCCGCAGAAAAAGTCGATACGGGTTCGGATGGCGGGCTTTTCCTGCAACTCGCCGAGGGACTTGGCCTGCAGACCGCCATTCGAGATGCCCATGACGCCGTGTTCGGTGAACCCGTTCGCGAACTTGATCGCGTACAAGTCGGAGCCGGACGTTTCGAATGGGAGGATGCGTCGACCGCTCCAGTGCTCGCCGGGATCGATGAACGGCACACCGTTCCAGGTGAACTCACGTTTGCCGGTGATCTCGGAGTTGATGTAGTCCGCACCACCAACCTTGCGGCCGAGGGACTTGAGCTTGGCGATGATCTCCTGCGGGCTGTAGACGACATCGGGGGTGCCGCCATGCACCTGAGCGAACAGGGCGTCGAGATCGTCGAGGAAGAGATCGGAGCCGTAGCCGTGCTCGGAGTCGAGAACCTGCTTGTTGATCAGGCGCTTACGAAGGCCGTCGAACGACTTCGGGTCAACATCTGCGTCGCCGTTGAACATCGCGTCCACGTAGGTGCCGTGAGCCGAGATGAGCTTCATGCGGACCTGCTGGGCCATAAGCGAGCCGCGAGTGGCGCCGAAGGTGGCTTCGAGGAAGTTGTCGACGTCTGCGTCACCGCCGAGGATGCGCAGGCGCTCCTCCTGCATGTTGATGACGCCGGTCGATTCGATGTAGGCCTCGTTGACGGTGCGGAATCCCGTACCGGGCAGCGCACCTTCGGTGTCGTAGCTGTAGGCGTTGCCCTGAATGGCTTCGATCGGCAGGCGATCGAAGACGCTCGAGACTTGGTGCAGCGTCTCGATTGCGCCCCGTCGTACGGGGTCCGGCTCCACAGCGGCAGCCTGGGCGAGAGTGACAGCCATGTGCTGTCTCCTTTCTGAGAGTTGATGCCGCCGTGGGGCGGCCGGTTACTTGCTGTATTCCGCGTTGAATGCGGATTCGAGTCGAGCTGTGCCCGGCTTCGGTTCAGGAGATGTGCCGCGGCGACCGATTCCGACGTCCTGATGCGAGGCGGAATCGTTCGAATCCTTCAGGAGGTAGGGCCGGTCTCTCGTTGCCGCAGTGAGTAGTTCCTTGAGTGCGGCAGTGTCCACGTCGTCGTCCTTCATTGGGACGTCGGCGAGGTTGATGTAGAGGTGCGCTTCGCCGGGGTTGTGGAATCCGAGCTCTGCGGCCACACCACGAGATTCAGCCCGGACGAGACGCTCGGTCGCCTGAGTGGTGACTTCGTCGCGCCCCTCCTTGCGGGCCTTTTCTATCTCGCGTTCCTGTGCGGTTGCGGTCGCCGACTTCAGCTCGTCGCGCTCGGTCTTGATCGCGTCATAATCGGCGTATTTTGCGAACCGACCTGCAATGAAGCGGTCGACGTCGGCTTGGGTGAATTTCTTGCCATCGTCGCCACCATCGTCTGCAGGGTCGGACCCACCTCCTCCTGCAGGATTCGCTCCGGCGGGATCCGCACCTGGGGCTCCGGCTCCGTGACCACCCTCGTCTCGACGGGGGTGCATTCGGTGGGCACAGAATCGCGCTCGTCCGATAGTCAGCGGGTCGATCACCTCGGGTGCGATGACGGAATGGATCGTGTTGCGCATTGCATCTCCTTCACCCGCTGAGAGCGCAGCGGTCACGCGCACCCCGCTGTGAGCGGGGGAGTTTCTCCGGTCAGTCCGGAAGGATGTAGCCGTATAGCTTCATCAAACGCAGTGCATCCGATTTGCTTTCGGCTATGTCGTAGATGGCGGATGGAGTGAGGCGCGCCGACCGCCATTGCATGTAACGCTGGCCGGCCGACTTCATCTCGCCTTGACGTTGGACGTATTGGGCTTGACCCATTGCGCGGTAGGCGATTCCGCGGCGCGTGACGCCCTCGTTGGTGATCTTGAGAGTCTGGCCGAAGACGTCCGAGGTGGACATTCCGCGGTGGGCGTTGATCACCTGACTCGGGTCGGCGCCGTCGTCGAGTATCGATGCGATGTCAGCCTTGTTCAGGCCGGTAACCTTGCCGGACCTGATCGCCGCAACGACATCGACTGATGTATCGCCCGCTCGCGATTCACGTGCCGGTATGTGCACGCAATCGCAACCAGGATGGCGCTCGAACCCTTTGTTCCAGCGGAACCACTTGCCTGCCTGGACTGCGCAGCGATCACATGACGGAAGTCTCAGCATCCGGATGTATCCACTGAATCGACTGGAGGTCATCGCCGCCTGCGTGGCCTCTCGGCCGGCGTCCGCCACGAGCGTGGACGCGAACCTGACGAGAGTCTTCGTAGCCAATGCGGTGGCAATCTGCGCGCCAACGCCCTGCGCGATCGCGGATTTCGCTGGCAATACCGAGGCCGAGTACGCCATGGAGGCTGCAGAGTCGAGATCGATGGTGAAGGCCAGGGGATCGATCTGTTCGCCGAGCAGTTTCACGCCCTGCGCAGTGGACTGCGTCTCGACATACTGCTGACCCTGAGTCGCGCTGGTCTCCATGCCCTGCAGAATTGGCAGGACAAGGTCAACACGATGGGCGTCAAACCATCCACTCAAGTCGCTAAGGTCCGCTCGACGCCACAAAGACTGGACCGCGTTCGCAGCCTTGCGATTACGTCGACCCTGCTGCTCATAGAACCGTGTGCCGATTCGGAGTGGATCATCGTCACTCATCAGGCTTCGGGCCCGTCTCGACGGCAGCAAAGTCGCCTGCCATTACGCGCGCGAGGACTGTTTCAGCGTCGGCGAGCCAGCGCTCTACCGTTCGCGGTGTCGACCCGGGCCATTGCTCAAGGAACATTCGGATCGGTGCGCCGTTTGGAACCATCTGCGCTGCAGCCGAGGCGATCTGGTTGATGTTCTTTGGATCAGCATCGGACCAGTCGACTTCAAGGTCGCTGAGTGCGTCAGGGTCGCCACCGCGGGCGATCTCAACGAGCCGGAACACTTCCTTGTCGGACTCGCCGTAGCCGGTCTGCAAGTCCGTCACGAGTGATCGCAGAGTTGCCTCGGTAGCGACCATGAGATCACCGGAGACGTTCTTGAAGTCGCCGATCAGGTACTGCGGGGGCACCTGTGCGACGGCCGCGAAGGTCGCGACGAGCATGTCCAGCGCGGTGACGTAGTTCCCGAGATCCGATTCGGAAAGGTCGGTGATTTTCGTGTCGGTTCCCGGGAACACGAGCATGCGGTCGACGCCGACACGTCCGGGTGAGCGGATAATCGGCTGTTCGAGTCCATCTGCATCGAGGATCGCCTCGCCTGTCTCGGGATCGCGTTTGACAATCGGGTTGCCGTCGCCGTCGCGAACCACAGGGTCGTATCCGGTGGCGATCCGCTGACGGTATGCAGCGAACTGTGCGGCGAGCAGAAGATCGAAACGCACCGTGTTGACGGCCTTCTGCGGTTCCATCAATGCGTCGATCAGGGAGCTGTTGTTGCCCTCGGCGTCGATCTCGGGCTCGAATGTCACGAATGGCACGCGGCCGAGCGGATTCTTGCCGCGTTTGACTTCCGTGAGGTTTTGGGCGCCGTCACCTTCGTACTTCACCCAGTACTTCGGCGTGTAGAGCATCGCGACGGTGATGTCCTTGTCCTCGCGACGCTCAGTCCAATGCTTGGTTGCCCAGATCGACGTGAACGGGTCGGCTGGATCAGGTTCGATCCACACCGACTTCGGAGATTCGGGACGGACGATCGGCGTTGTCGCGTCGGCCTTGTTGGGCCAGACGGACATAATGCCGCGGTCGTGAACAATTCCGTCTCGGTAGACAATTCGCTGCCGACTGCCGAGGTTGTTTCGATCCCAGATGCGCCAGAGCTCTTTGTCGAAGTCCGCACCCTTCGCGGTGCGGACGCCGCCGGCGCGAAGTCGCTGGCACGTGGTTCGGACAGCGAGGCGGATGAGCGGCAGCGGTGCCATCTTCTGCAGCGCAAGGTATTCGACGTCGACACCCTTCGGCGCGTACGGGAGATTCCCCTTGCCTGTTGCGGCATCCTCGCGCACCTGCCACATCGGCAGCGCCGCGGCGAGTTTCGTAAGCCCGCTGCGGACGAGTTTGAGATCGGCCGCGATTTCCTGCTCCGTCGCCATGAGGCCTCCTGTCAGTTGAAGCCGTAGACGGCGTTCGAGATGTTCTTTTTCGGCTTCGGAATTGGCGCGTCGATGGACCCGAGCGCGAGGGTTCCCGAGACGAGCGGGGTGATGTCGACCGTGGTGTTCTTGCGGTTCCAGCCCCACAGGCCTTCAGCGCCGATGTTGCGTTTACGTGCGTCGGCCACTGCGGTGTTGAGCGTCGGCTGGTCGAGGTGAACCATCTCGCCCGACACGGCCTTTCGATAGAAGTTCGCGCACGAGGTGCCCATGTATTGAGCGCCGGTGACGATGACCGGGATGCCCGCCTCTTCGAGCGGTTCAATCAGTGGGGCCGCGGGGGACTGTCCGTCGATGACGACACCGCGGAACTTCTGTTTGCGATACACCGCCTTGACGTACTCGACGACCCAGCCCATGCCAGCGCGGTTTTCGAGCATTTCAACCATTGGCATGCCGTCGATCCGCCGACCGGCAGCCGAGACCGAGGAAGTCTCGTTGTCAGGCGCCACATCGATAGCGAGGGTGGGCATCGAGTCGATCTGCGAATGCCATTCCACGTAACTCGGACTGTCGAAGTCGATCGCATCGTTGGCCCACGTGACCATGTCGATCGGGCTGTGAGTGGCTGCAGCCGACCACATCCCGAGGCACTCACGTGCGAAGCCCTCGTCGGTGAAGTCGTCGCGGTCTTCGGCGATGGTTTCGAGGTCCAGCCGACCACCCAGTGCGGGGTTCGACTGCGCCTGTGCGTGAGGGTCGTCGTAATCGACGCCGTCAGGGCATGACCATTCCGACCAGAGCGATCGAAGTTTCTTGCCCTCCATCGTGAGCGTTCGATGGCGGGTGAAGACCTCGCCGTTGTTCTTCGGCCCGGGCGGCGTTCCGGTGTAGATGAATTGGCGGTTCTTGAGCGGAGCGGATCGCGTTGTGGGGCCAAGTGCTTCGAGCGCTTCGTCTGAGAGCTCCTGCGCCTCGTCCATCACGATGATGTCGATCGTGAAGCCGCGCGCGGATCCCTTCGATCGCGAGACGAACTCGATCGAGCCGCCGTTCGAGAGGACAATCGCCTCTTGGCCGTTGGTGCTTCGGAGTTCGACGACGAGCGCGTTCAGCTCGGGGAATCGAGCTGACGGATCGTTCGGCTTCTCTCCGAAAAAGTGCTTGAGCCGCTTGAATGCCTTGCGAGCGGTCTTGACCTCGTGAGCGGTATGGAGGATGTGCTCACCGAGCTCGACCATGCCGAACAGTTCGCGGATCTCGATGACGCCGTTCTTGCCGTTCTGACGAGGCACAGACAGCCCGCAACGCGAGCATGCCCATTTCCCGTCAGGCCGGAAGGCGAGCCAGTCGTCAAGAACGAGCGCCTGCCACCTGTCGGCGACCAAGCCGTACTTGGCGGCGAACGCAACTGCTTCAGGCCCGAAGGTGTCGATGTATGTCTCGGTCGGCGCGACCCGGATTCGAGGCATCTGAGCGCCGAGAATGGGGCGGTCGAGGACGGTTGATTGCACCAGCCACCCCCGCCCCGATTACGACGCCGGGACGATCCGCATACGTTTCGCCTTCACCGCGGCTGACATTTCCTGCATTGGAGTGAGCGACTCAGATGACGCATTCTCGACAGGGTTCTCATCGTCGTTCTCGTCCGCCATGCCGGCCGAGTTCTTGCCCGCCGCTTCACGAACCTTGAGCGATTCGATCTCGCCCGTGATCAGGACAAAGTGACGAGTGAGGGACGCGAGGTCACGTGCGCTGATCCCTGGCTTGTCGATGCTCCGTGCCAGCTTGTCGCGCAGGGCCTCCAGAGTTTTCAGGCGGTCACCTTCACCGGCGATCGCAGCCAACGACCTGGGACGAGCCATCGCAGGAACCTCCTCGCGAACCTTGGGGGCATGTGGAAATCAAGCGGGGGGGTATGGAAGGCCTCGCCGTGTAGCGACCTGAGGGCCGCCGAAAGGGGGGACCCCCTCCCCATTGCCACACACATACATATGAGAGGGACGGGGCGGGGCCAACGCTCATGCGGGGGCGTGTCTGCGTGTCCGACCTACGCGAAGGCGAGCACGCCCGTCTCAGGTCCACTCCCGACTGTTGCGGTTGACCACCCGCGTGGGTTTGTCACCCTGCTTCTGGTTGCAGACGAGGTGAGTTGGACGCAGGTTCGCAACCTCGTCCCCACCACCGTGGACGTACGGGATGAAGTGATGGGCGCTGGGGCTCATCGGGTCGGGCGCCTTGAGGTCGGGGTCGATCGGCCGGCCACAGAGGAAGCAGGCAGTTGCGCCTTGCAGCACTCGTGCTCGGTTCGTCCTGTACCTACGACCGCCAGTGCGTCCCATGGCTACACCTGCCTGTCCTGCCTACCTATGCCAGTGCCACTGCATTGGTGGAAGCCACATTCGAATCAGTTGGACGACAACCCAGAAGAACCCTTGACCCTCACGCATTGCGATCTCTCTTCTCTCGCTTGCGCTTCTTCGAGGTGGTAACTGCATTGGTGGTCCACTTGGTCGAGAGCTTCTTGGCTTCGACGCATGCCCATCTGTCGATGCGTGCCACTGTCCACCTCCCTCGGTCGGGGTCGTGGTCGGGCGTGGTGGCGATGGCGGGACTCGAACCCGCGACCTCTGGGATATGAGCCCAGCGAGCTACCGACTGCTCTACATCGCTATGCCCCCACCGACCATGAAGCGGTGGGGTGTCGAGCTATTCAGTTGTGCCCATCAGGCAGCGCAGCGAGACGACAGGTTGCGTCTCATGGGGCCTTGCTTGGATTCCGTTCTCCCCGCGTACTTCGCGGACGGGGCGGTGACCTGAACCTGAATGGGGGGTCTATGAGGGGGTGGGTCTATCAGGGGGTGGGGTACATATGGGGGACGGTCCTTGTGGGGGACGGTGCATAAACGCCCGGCCTCGGAGCACGCCGTCAGCGTGTGGTTTGACTGGGTGCGTCAACGAGACCGGGCGCGTTCTGGGTGGTGAGGGAAGGTGCGGAGAGACAGCTCACGCACTGCGATTCGGAGTCTACACAGGTCACAGCGTTGCGGCATCAACCCCGCTCTCGTCCGTGTCGAGGGCGGCAACCAGCGCTCTCACATCGCCGAGTCGGTAGAGCGCTGGATCTGACCGCCGCATCCAGTAGTCCGAGTGCGTGCCATCTGCCTGGCGCCACGCTTGAGGGGACAGCTTCTTGCGCTTGGGGTCGTTGGCCCATGCGTACAGCGTGCTCTTGGCGACATGCTCACCGAGTTCGTCGAGGAGCGGCAACAGCTCGGTGATGGTGAACAGTTGGTCGTTCACCTTGTGGAGCATCGCTTGCTCGAGATCCCTCACTCGATGATGCGTCCAGCAGCGCGGGCAGCTCACGTAATCCTCGCCGCGCTCGACGTACAGGTCGGCCGAGCAGGTGAATGGTTGCCGCTCCTCGTCGTAACTCACATGTGGGCATAGTCCCTTGTACGACAGTTCCGGTTGTCGATCAATCGCTCTGCGACACCGAGCAATCGCGTCGGTGATGCCGTCGTGCATCTCGGCAATGGCAGGCATCCATGCGAGATAGCCCGCGTGATCAGCGAGCCAGATGGCGGCCAGTTCGGCGTCGAGCGCAGTCTCGGTCGAGAGCCATGCCGGATCATGTTTGCGATGGCGTTGCGCGTGTACGGACTGCCGAAATTCGAAACTGTCCAGCGCAGTATTGAGTTCGTCCAGCTGTCCGGTTTCCTCGGCAACGAGCCTCGCCCAGGTCGTGATCTCATTCGTTAGAGAGTCGAGCGGGAATTGGGTTGGACGGCGGTCGAACCTGTCCAAACGGATCGGCAAGGCCGTCTCAGCACTCTTTCCTCGCGCCAGGCCACTACTCATCCGATCCAGGCGTGCTCGCGTGATGGTCATATCCGACACGAGACCTGGCACTCGGCGCAGTTCTGCGCGAAGGGATTCCAGGCACTCGCCGCACAGTGCAATATTCTCGCTCACCGTGCGGCCACAGTTGTGACAATCCGTCGTCATGAGACTCGTCCTCCGCCCCGCAGTTTGCCGATTTCGAGCTTGCCCTCAGCGATGAATCGCTCGGGACCGAAGATGGCGAAGTTTCTCCGGCCAGACAGCACATCGCCAAACGTGACGGCACGACGATGGAAGTAGACGCTCCAATACGGCCGATACAGACCAGATGTCGACTTATGAACGATCATCGGTGCCTCCTTCGTGAATTCGTTCGAGTCCTGCGCTGTCGGCCGGCGTCGACGGCCCACATTGGCGGTGTTGTGCTCGGCCGGGGGAGTGCGCGCTCTTGTGGTGTGCGGGTGTCGGGTTCGGGATCGCCGACGGTTATGTTCCAAGCGGACGGATCGAAAGGGTTCGGCATTTCGAGAATGCGTCTGAGCGCGCTTGCAAAGTCGGGCCATTCACGCGGGAACTGCATCTCAGGCGGAATTGCCGGGTCCGCGAACGAGAAGTCTTCGCCGTACCTGTACGGCCTGCCCTCGTCGATGATCACCTGCGAGGCTTCACCGCCCCTGGTGGCCTCTTCCCTGGCGAGCCTGTGCTCACGGTCGAGTGCATCGCGGAGTTGTTGTGCCCGTGCGCTGAATCGCGGATCTTCGGTGATGTATTCGGTAGTGAATCCGCTCTCCACGACGTCCACGACGACCACTTCTTGTCGAAACCCGTTGCTCGACTCGAAACCGACGCGGTCACCGATTCGCAGTTGGCGGCTGGGCGCAATTGGCCTGATTGGTTCACCTGAAGGGCCGACGCCGAGGTGGTATCGCTGAGGGAATGTGTATCTACTCCGTACATCCCGCAGTGCGTCCAGGGTCCACGGATTGCCGTCGTTGAATCTATAGTAAGGCCGCGAGGGTGCATCCCCGAGAATCCTTGCGGCTCGCATTCGCTCGATCTGCCGCTTCGTCGCCCATGGCCCGATGAAACCGGAGCCGGGACAGAGGACTTCGCTGTCGTCGTCGGCGTAGCGGTAGTCAGGATCGATCACCGATTCGGCATAGCCCGTTTCGCCCTCGCCGAGGTACTCCAATCGCCGAGACTCTTGCTGGTACGCCCGCCGCATCTCTTCCATGCGAGCAGTGATCTTGAGTCCATGCCAGTCTTCGCCGCAGTGCCAGCACCGATCTTGAGACGCGTTGTAGTCGTAACCAGTTCGCTGGCTGTAACCGCTGAGCTGCTCGTCGACCAGAGCGTCGATTTCGTCGATGATGTCCGTCATGGCGCCACCCATTCGTAATGCTCGCAGGGTGCAAGATCTCCGGGTCGCGAGTCCCATTCGAAGCGTGGAAACCTGGCCTCTTTGAGTACTTCCTGTTCGGTTTCCCTATCGCCCCATGTTGTCTGGACACTCGGGTCGCCCATCATTCCTCCGAGGTCCGAGCGTGAAGATACGACACAGAGATTGAGCGATGTGCGCAGTTCGTCACTGCGCTTGCAGTCGATCTTGACCCATGTCATTTCCGCCTCACCGCGATTTGCTCGGCGAGTGACTTGCACTCTGCGAGAATCTTTTCGACAGTCCAGTGCCGCGCCATAGTTGGATACCTTTCGGCCATCTCGGCCTCGAATCGGTGGTGCTCCTCTACGTACGGCGAGACGTGTAGTCCGACCCCTCCCCGTAGCTCGTCGACGCTCCAGACGTCGCCACCATGTGCCGTATCGAACCCAATCCAGCCTGTGCAAACTCCTGAGCCATAGGTGATTCCACCGTGGACTTCCAACTCCTCGACGTAAATCTCCATACCCTCCGGAATCCGCGCATAGCCGTTCAGCGCATATCCGAACGGAGACGCGTAGACGCACCAGTCGATGCCGCGTTCCGTTCCCGAATAGAGGTGGTCACGGCTCGGGAATGGCATTGCGAGGTCGATCAATCCGCACAGGCGGCGCATCTCGTCATAAGTGATTTCAGCGGTAGTCATTTCTGCCCCCATTCTCTGCCGCACTTGCAGATGCGGATTGTCGCGAACCGTGTTTCGTTGACCGGCTCTGCAATCGGATATTCGGGTGTGCTGTCAATCCACCTGTACGCGTGGCCGCCCCAGGCCTCAATCGTTGTCGCCGACTGATGGAGTTCGAGATACTCGGCTCTCCCTTGGCTCCAGGTGCGCCAATCTGCTGGGTCCCACGGAAGCGGTTCTCGCATTGCATGGCAGTCGAATTCACCGCAACTGGGGCAATGTGTCCAGGCCTCGAACTGATCGGTTGCGAGAAATTTCGCTTTGCTGCGTTGCTTACGTCCAGTCATGGCCTCGTAAACGTCAGCCTCGGTCAACGGCTTGCGAGTCGGTCGAGTGCTGAATTCCAGTAGCGTCCAAGCGATCATGGCGACCATGGCGAGAATCAGGATCACGCGTAGCCAGATCATCGGCTCAGCCCCGTCCAGTTCACATTCGGCGAAAAGTGATGCACCATTTCGGGTTCGTGCCAGCCGAGACGCATTGCACCCATCGTCGCGAGTGCCAGCGCGTCAGCCTCGTTGTCGTTGCGGACTTTTGCGTGCGGCCAGAGATCGCGCATGGCGTTGACGACCTCACGCTTGTCGGCCCGTCCGTCGCCCGTTGCGTACTTCTTGAGCGTGGTTGCGCCTACCTCGACGACCGGGATCTTTCGACGCGCCAGGAACTCGGTCACGCGGTAGTAGAGCGCGCATCGCTCTTGGAACTTCGCGGCAAATTTCGGCGCGGTGAACGGCAGTTGTTCGATGACGACGAGACGGACGCTCGGAGGCATCGAGCGGATGATTCGCTCGAACTGGTCGCCGATGCGGGTGCTCCGCTCGGCAAGGGAAGCCGATTCCGACCCGCTCACGCCAACGGTGACGAGTTTTGGGACGTTTGGGGTGTCCGTGGTGCCAGGAGAGCCCAGAATGGCGATTCCGGCGGCTGTGAGGCTCGGGTCCAGGCCGACAACGGTGGTCATCGCCGAGCCTCGCGTTCGGCGTCGAGCTGGCGAAGTCGCTTTTGACGCTCGGCCCGCTGGTTGCGAGCAGGGTGGGCCGGGAAGTTCTGCAGCGGATGGGACTTGCCGTAGCGGTCCTTGGCCGTGCACACCTCGCCGGCCTTGGCGCCGCAGTACGTGCAGATCACGGCGAGCGATTCGTCGCGGGTGATCAGATCCTCAAAGTTGTTCATCGTCGGCCTTTCGCTTCGCAGTCTCGGCAAGGGCTTCACGGACGAGCGCTACTCCTCGACGGTTGGTCTCGACTCGCTCGGGGTTGTGCTCGCAGACGGTCGTGCCGAAGTAGCCGTTCTCGTCACAGAGCTCGCACTCGTCGATCGCGTCCTGGATGAACTTGGCCCGGCGCTTGGCTTCGGACGACTGAGCGAGCTTGACGGCGTGGGCTTCGTTGCGGTCCCAGACTTCGCGAGCGCGCCGTGCTTCGCCGCAGGCATGGCACGGGCTCGTCGTCGGTTCGTCAATGTGCTGAGGGCAGTAGCGGGGTGGGGGTTCGGTTGCGCTCGCGCCGTAACCTTCCGTACTTACGTAACTACTCTCTGGTTGCTGGTTGTATGTCTGCTGGTTGCTGGTTACTGGTAGGAAACCGACCGAATCTGATTGGTAATCCGCACCCGGGTCCGTATTGCCAATGTGATTGGTATTCGGGACCGCATCGGCATTACCAATACGATTACCAATGTGATTGGTATTCCGATTGGTAATCGGGTTGGCAATACGATTGGTGTAATCGGCCGGATCGAGTGCCGGAAGATCGAGCAATCGGGCGAGCGCGTCCTTGGACATCGGGCTTGTCCATGACGAGAAATCCGACTGCGTTTCACGGGCCTTGTGGAGTTCGGTGATGACCGCTGCGCGCAAGGTTCGGGACGCTGCGCCCTGGTAAGCCTTCACCACAGACAGAGCCATCTTCGGGTTGCGGAGTAGCTCGTCATTACGGACGAGAGTGCGGACGAGTACCTCTTCGGTGTCGGGATCGAAGAGCGCGAATCGAGCTTGTTCGAGCACTGCGGCAGCGGCCATGATGCGATCGAGGGTGAGGTCTTTTGCGCGCTGAGTGAGCCGTACGGGGCGCCAGTCAGCGATGCCGCAGTACGAGAGCGACGGGTCGATCAGAAGGATGTTTGCGTAGAGGTGCTGCGCGTCGACGGTGAGATCGAGGTACTCGGGATCTTCCGCCATATTGAGTCGGACGCGAGCATATTCACGAGCCATGATTCGCGGCCTCCGTTCTTGAAAGTGGTTCGGTGGGGTTGAGATCCAGGCCGTTGACGTCTTGCCCGGACATGGGGCAGAGGTGGCCGGCCTTGTCGTGGTGTCGACGCATGCGCCAGTGGTCCGTAATCAGCACGGGGCGCCAGCACACTGGGCATCGGTCGGTGGTCATGTTGACCCCGCGTGAGTGTGAACGGTGATCATCGGGAACGGCTCGGCGGTCGAGAAGAATCCGCCCATCTGCCACTCTGCGGCGGTGCATGCGTACGTGACTCCGTTGCTGTCAACAAAGGAACACACTGCATTTGGATCGAGCGCATCCAATTCGGCCGCGCTGTTCACCGTGCGAGGCTTCGACCAACCAGCAGACAGGAGCACATCGGCAGCGCGAGCGCACTTTCCGCGCCAGTCGGGGTCTAGGCAGTCCTCCAGTGACTCTTCGCAAATCTCGGCGTGGATCGCCTCGGCCAGTTCGTCTCTCGCGGGTGTGGCCTGTGATCGGATCTCACTCACAACGACTCCTTCACGGTTGGTCATCGCTCATCCTTTGGTCGGCCGAACACGATCCACACGATGCCGATGATCAGCAGCACGGCTGATCCGACAATCTCGGCTGTCTCGGTCATCGGTCCCCCTCTGTGCAGATTGCGTCTTCGGCGATGCAGCGTGGGCATGTGCCGTCAGTTAGAGAGTCGGCGTGCCATCTGATTTCGCAGATGTCGCAAGCCTGGATGCTGGGCTTCCCCGGATCAGGCGCGGTCACGACGACACCACCGAAGGTGGTTCGATTCGACTCTTCGCGGTCAGGGAGAATCCGGCGGCGCAGTCCGGATGAATCCACCATCCTTCTCCGTCAGCGTCACGCCACACCGACAAACTGCGGACGCCCTGGTCTTCTCCACATACGCTGCAAGTTCCGATGTATTCGCTCATTGCTGTTCCCCTTCCAAAGCTGCGCGGAGTTCGTCTGCGTCGTATTCGTGGGCTCGTGCTGGTTCGACGCAGCCGTACTGGTCGCGTTCGCCGTAGCGGAGATTGCAGCTCGGGCAACGCACGTCGTCTCGGGCGAGGTGGCGTGCCCATTCGAGTTGGCGGCGTTCCTCGGCGCGGTACTTCTCCAGCTCTGCTTCGAGTTCGGCCGCCGTGGCCTCCGCCTTCTCGGCGCGTTGGCGTTGACGTTCAACCTCTTGCTGGGCGATGCCGACCAGTTCCCACACAGGTTCGGGTGGCCGTTCCGCTACGCCCCAGCCTTCGATCTCGGACTGCACCATGTGGCCACTCATGTGCTCCAACTCGGCGTACGTTGTGGGCCGTTCGTAGGTGAAGCCGGTCGGTGTCGTCTTCGGCCATTCGTGCCGCCCGCTGGTGTGCTGTTCCACCACATGTTTGGCGTGTTCGGTGGCGGTCTCGATCGTGGGTTCACTGCCGTAGGTGCCTTTGGTTCGCCAGTCGCATCCCGTGCAGCCCCACCAGTTCCAGTACGACTGCTTCAGTCGGTGCGCTGCGATGAGGTCGGTCAACCCTAGGTCAGGCGCGGTCACGACGACACCAACTTCGCTTCTTCGCGCATGTCAGCAATGGTCTCCCCGAGTATGGATTCCACTGTCTGCGCCGAGATTTCCCGGTCGGCGAGAATGTCACCATCGTCAGCCAGTAGGTCGACGATGTAGCGGTTTGGGATATCGTTCGTCGCTTTGAATTCGGGCAGCGAGTTCAGCTCGTTTCGGGCTTCTGCCTCGGTGCTGAAGTCTGCGCCGCCGAAGTGATAGAACGTGTCGTCAGCGCCGTTTGCTTCGACGATCTGAAGTCGGTAAGTCATGGTGTCTCCAATGCTTTGATGTCGTCGTGGATTTGGAAGAGTTGCATCAGTGCGACGCGGGTCTTGTCGTTGACGGCAGTGTGCGGCAAGACGACGCCCAGCAGTTCGGCGATCCGCGCTTGTTGTGCTTGGACTCGCTCGACAGCCGCAACCAGGGCGGGCACCGTAGTCCGGGCGTGAGCAATGATCGCGGCATTGGTCGCGACATACACGTGCGCGACCGGGTTGTGCTCGCCGTCAACATGGTCCGCGCCTTCCGGGATCACTCCACTTTCTTCCCCGACCACATAGAAGCCATCGTCGAGGTCCCGCCAGATCGCCCAACCGCCATCGGTTGCTGCTGCCTCCAGCGCTTTCGTGTGCTCAACATCCACCCCAGTCACGCCGCTCATGCTCACCCCTCCTCGGCCGCAACGAACGGGGCGAGGAGGTTGATGTCGCCACTGGTATCCGACGGAAACGGCTCATGGATCGCTGCGTCCGCATAGAAACGCACACCGCCTCGGTTGACCCAGTATGCGAGGGTTGGGTTGGGCCACCCACTGCGCCAGTACTTCACGCCTTCGGGCACTTCCTGCCATGTCTCCCACGGTCCGGTTTCGTTGGGGGCAGGGACAACCGGCGAGGGAAGAACTTCCAGCACCTCGATGTATGAGAAGCAGCTAGAGACAACGACGAACCGGTCATTTTCGGCTTCCCAGAATCCATCGTTAGACAGGATCAATGTGCCGATGTACGGATTCGAGTCAGGCCATTCGAGGGCACTTGACCATCGTGTGACGCTCGCTCGGATGCGGTCGCCAACCTCGGTGGGCAGCTCCGCTTTCGTCTCCTCCTCGGCGGGTTCGGCAGGGGTGAACGGGTAACCCCAGGCATAGTCGCCCCTACCGTGCCTGCCTTCATGTCCAAGTGGCTTGGCGCAGCGCTCCTTGAAGATGCTCATCGACTCGCACTGCTCCTCGGGTTCAGGGGAGGTGCCTGCACGAGGCAGCCAGTCAGTTGGAACGATGCGAGCGCCACGGCGACGAAAGACCAGGCCCGCTTCATTGAGGAGGCACATAGCGGATTCGGCTGCCTCTTCGGAAATTCCGGCCTTTCGCAGTGTCATGTATGCGTCAGCGCCGAGCCAACCATCGTGACCCACTTCCTCGGCAGGTTCGGCAGGGGCGGGGCGATCGTTGCCGTCGTCATCGAACGGACCAAGTTCCGTGGTGAACGGGTGGTAGTAGCTGACCCCCGCATGGTTGGTCTCGTTGACGTTGCAGATCGTGCACGGAGCCTCGGCGGGTTCGGTTGCCGGGAACAGGGCGTCGACCGCTGCGATGAGCTGGTTCACGTGATGCCGCTCGTAATTGCGGTACCCCCGCAACGTCTCCCGTGCCGCCCGCACGTCTTCCACCTGTTCGACGGCGAGTGCCATACCGCCAGCAGGGATGAGACGGCCGGCGGACTGGAGGTGAGCGAGGACTGCTCGGATTCCTTCGAGGACCGGAAGTTGGGAGGGGCGAGCATTCTTTTCGCCGCGTCGGAATGCCACACCCAGCTCGTTGAGGAAGCTGAACCGTTCGGTGTCGACGGCTTCAATCCGGTCGATATCGGCCTGGAGGGTGGCCGCAAGGTTGGCGATCATCTCGTCGGGGATGTCGATTTGAATTCCGAGGGTGTCGCCGAGCTTCTGGAAGGTTTCGCGGATGAGGTCTTCTGCTTGATTAACCACTGTGGATAACTCCTGTGCATAAGCGGGCCGCCGCCAATACGACGGCGGCCCGGGATCTACTGCGGGGTTTGGTTAGTCGCCAGCGGAGAACTGCGGGCCTTGACCGATGCCAACGACGTTCGAGGGGGATTCGCCGTCTTCAGAATCGTCGTCGGAGTCCGGTTCCTCGGGAGAGTCGAAGAGGTTGGGTTCGGGTGCAGGCTCATCGTTGATCTTCGAGTCGATGCCGAGCGAGACTTTGTCGATCTTCATTGTGGCCGTGAGCCGTTCGCCCTCGGTCTTCATATCCTGCTCTTTGGTCTCAGTGCATGTGGCGACGACGGTGAACGTGACCTTCTCGCCTCGCTCGATACCATCGAAGGCCTCGGCAGACAGGCCGGAGAACCGGACGCGACGTTCCTCGATCAGGGGTTGAGCGTTCACTGTGAATCTCCTTCTGTTGTGGCGGATTCGCCGGGTTCTTGGATCTGGGGTTTCTCGAGCTCGGCAAGGCGCGCCTTCCACAGCTCGAACAGTGGGTCGCGATGGTTGGCCAGGTCGAATGTCTTGAGCTGTGCGGCAATCGCATTGAGTTCATCGCGACTGGAAGCCTGGGAGATTCCCTCTGCGATCTCGGTGGCCTGCTCGTTGGTGATGACTGGCGGACCATCAGGCAGAGGTTTGATTGTCACCTCGCCACGTCGGCCTCTCGATACCGTGCTCTTGTGGACCATCGGCTTGCCTTCGGGCAGGTGACTCATGTGCGAGATCCGTATGCCGCCAGTCTGCTCGCGACCGAATGTGACGTTCGGGTCGCGGTATAGGGCAACCCTTTTCCCGATCCAGTTATCAGACTCATCGCCCCATGCATCGAGAATGATGCGAATCACGGTGAGCGGTGGTCGCCACACCCTGCCTTCACCTTCAGTCAGCTCGATGTCGTACTTCTGCTCAGCCTTGCCGGGTATCACCTTCGCGATGGTGAACACCTTGGCCTTGCTGCCAACGAAGTCGTCTGCGTTCCATTGATCAGAGCGCGGCTCTGCAGTGATCTTCATAGTTCGAGCTCCACTTCGGGGGTGAGGTTGATGACGGTGCGCTCGGTCATGGGGAATCCGGCGATCGACTCTTCGTAGACCCGGATCATCTCGGCCGAGTTTGCTTCGAATGCGTCGACGGCCGCGAGGATGGCATCGAACCAACGCTGATCCGGGTAGACGCGACTGATCCACATCGGCATGCCACCGCAGTAGCTGATGTAGTCGCACCACTTGCGCTCGGAAACCAAGAGACCGCACTGCATCTGGGCCATGTTCTCAATCGGCGGGTGACCAGAGAGGACGGTTTCGAGGTGCTTCTTCTGCCGGCGCGACTTGGCCTCGATCAGTCCGTCATCGCCGACCAGGCCATCGGGCGAGTATCCGATCTTGACGCCGTTGTCCTCGCGGATCATGAAGCCGGTTTCGCGGACGGATACGTTGTAGTGCTCGGCGTACTTGGCTCGAGCCTTCGGTTCGTCCTCGATGCCGCGCATCATGTCGTCGCTGACGAAGGTGGGATCGGTCCATCCGGTGATGCGCTCGGCCGTGAGAAGTCGTGTCAGTCCGCGAGACTCGTCATTGCTTGCGGGCTTGAGTGTCTTCGACGTGACGAGTTTGCCTACGACAGATGCGGTAACGATCCCGCGACGCTGGTCGTGCCACTCGTCCGTTCCCTGCTCCAGTTCCGGCAGTTCAATCAAGGTTGGTGTAGTCATTCTCTTACTCCATCTGCAGCGCCTTGGAACTCATCAGCCGAATGCAGTGCGCTGTATCTCAATTCGTTGCCTGAGAAGCAATCGATTCGGATCTTGCCGAGTTCGTTGGATATTTCGATGCGGTCACTTCCGCCGCCGAGCATGTAGACGAATGGGTGGTTTCTCATCGTTGCCACTCCGGTGCGTCGTCGCGGGGGTCGTGCTCATGAAAGGGGTCAGGATCGGCGGGTAGGCATTCCTCGGAGAATGGGTCCACGCCTAGGTCGAGATGTTGATATCCAGTCACCGCCTGCTCCTGTCGAATTCGAGGTTGTCGGGATGGGTCGAGTGGATGATTGGCGGGTCGCCGTAGTGGACGTAGACGTACGTGTCATCGCAGTGTGAGATGACGCCAGATTCCTTCTCGCGGGTCGAGGGGTTTGTGTAGACAACTCGTTTTCCGGTATTCGCCTTGGCGGCAAGGAGAGTCACAACTCCTCCAGCCCCGCGTCCGGGTCCACGAACTCGACCGTGATGACGCGGTGATACGGGATCGTCCAGTCGTTCGTGTTCGGTGACTCGCCCCTGATTTCGAGAAGACCGCGCCGGAAGTAGACGCTGGAGTCGTCGGGGTTGATCAGCAGCCGGCCGATGATCGTGGCGACAGCGCCACCGGTGCCTCGCTCGTATGTGACCTTCACTCGACGCAATGGCTTGGGGCGGTAGGACTTCTGTGGCGCGCCCGGCATGTCTTTCGGAGTGTGCATCTCAGGCCCCGTTCTTGTGGTCGGTCATGTCGTAGGCGTGGTCAACCGCAGCGCCGAACTCGGGGGCGTGTTGCTGCTGGGTGGCAACCTCATCGGCAACGAGGTGGATCATGTCGTCGTCGCCACTAGGTGTGGTGATCTCGATATATGCGGTGGCGAGGCCGAGAGCCTTTGCGTTGGCGAAGGTGTCCATCGTCGTCTGAGTCCAGGAGTTGAAACCCTCGACCTGTGGCAGGTTTTCGACGATCTCGAAGATGACACCCTCGGCGTCCAGGTTGCTCATGACTTCGGCCATCCGACGTCGAGGGTTTGACGGTGGCGAGTCTCTAGTGCGATTGCGAGTTCGACTGCAGCTTTTGCCTTCTTGTGCTGGCCGTCCTGCGCCAGGCCGATTGCCTCTTCGTCGAGGGAGAGGGCCATGTCACGAAGGGTGAAGGAATTGCTCATGCCGACACCCATGTCGCCCATATGACGAATCCGAAAAATGCTGCAAGAGAAAGGCATGTGATCCAGGTCAGGAGCGCCGATCGCATGTCGTTGGCGACTGCCTGGACTTCCTCGGTGGTGAACTCGGCAGCCTCGGGTTCAGTTTCAGGCTCGTCGTTGAAGTCGCGGCGTGCGAGTTGGCCGGCAGCGATGGCTTCCGCTTCGACGTCGATACCGTGGTTGCGCGTGTACTGCTCGGGGTCACTCTGAATCTCCATCGCGACGTGATTGCGCCAGACTTCAGCGGCGATCTCCGGCTCGCGAATCTCGGGCAGTGGAGGGAAATGAATGGGGTTTTGGACATGCGTCATCGCGGATAGTCCTGTCTTGGGGGAATGAGTGGGGGAGAAATTGAGCCGGTGGCGCCGACGTCCGGTCATCTGGGCCGGGTAACGGTCTTACTGGGGTGACGCCACCGGGGCTTTAGGTGCAGTCGTGATGCTCGGCGAGATGCTGCGCTGCATCGATCAGCATCTTTGCCTGATCCACTTTGCAGATCGGCCGGCCGTTGGGAACCTCGGCGACGTCCATGAAGGTGGCGGCCGGGTCATCGGGATCTCCGCCGATGATGACGACTGTGGTGGCATAGCGGAGTCGATCGAGAAGCTGCTCGTGACTGACTTCCATGCGGCCGTTCATGATTCGCTCCCTGCCGCTGCCCAGATTGCGGTGTCGAGCAGTCGGTTGAAGTTCCTGCGGCGGTAGGAGTCTCGCGCGATTCGGGCTCGCGAGCGGGACAGCCAGTCGTCGGGCGAATCGGTTTTGAGGTAGAGGCTGTCGAGGCGGTTGATCTCGGCGGTGAGCTCTTTGTCGGTCTCGGAGATTTCGTTCAAGACTTTGAGGGCTTCGTCGCGGGTCATGGCCTGGCTCCGAGAATGTGGAGTTCGTCGCCGTAGGCGGTATCAGTTCCGCCGCCGACGTACTCGAAGCGAAAGTATCCGCCGTAGTTTCGATCGGACTTCATGGCAGGCTTGACGCGCTCGACGGTGGCGATGGGGATTCCTTCGTAGGCGAGGGTGGTGGTCACAATGACAGCTCCTTGCTGGACGACGTCAGGCCAGTTCCGTTTGCCGCGAATTCCGCTAGCGCGTCGCGTATTTCAGTCCGGACAATCGCCTGGATGCGGCGCTCCATGCCGACCGTCGCGGTCTCCCCGGTAAAGCGGACGTACACCCTGCCGTCTCGTGAGACGGCCTCAAAACCCTCACGGAATGCTACGAAGTACCCTCGGCGAATCGACGCCACCACTTCATTTGACTTGCGGGAAGTTGAAACATTTCCTGGCCAGAGTGCCCACCGACTCGGGTTTGAACGAAGAAACTCGGCGAACTTCGCATACTCGTCTCGCGTGTTCCCTCCGCCGTTATTGAAGGGCGGAGGATCGGCAAGTGTGAACTTGGGGGATGGGCGATCGAGACTCTTGCGGTCGGGTTTAAGTGCCGTAGACTCGTGCAT